AAACGTTTTATCCTGCGTCCAGGCGTTGTACCACGGTGTATCTGTAATTTTAAATAACTCTCCCTGGATAAAATCTTCAGAAGCATAAAAAAGAGGCTGGCCCGGTATTCTCTCAAATAAAAAACGAGCATTTTTAAATCGACTGACATCTGGAAGAGTTGATACTTTAAAAGTAAGCCCTCGCCCATCTATCTTTTCACCACCTGTTGCAACAGAAAGTAATTCTGATAGAGCTGATGTATCATCATGAACACCATCACCAATAGCCCCCCAACCTCTTACATCATAACTGTCTCTCCATCTTGCTATCTGAAGTTTTGGGTATTTATTCGCTCCATCTGGGTCTTCTAATTGCTGCCGTAACTGATCAGGATCATACTTCAGCACATTAGGAAAATAGAACTGCTGTGTACCATACGCATCATAAACAGCCATAGAATGGCCTTGCACGGTTACGAATTTGGCAATCTGTCCGTTATATACCGGATATCCAGCAGCGTTAATGATTATTGGTTGCGAAACAGGAATGTGAGAACCGTCTTCGTTCTCTACATAAACCTGAATCTGGTTTTCAGGATTTACAGGGTCAGTGTCAATTTTACCGATATAAATTTTGCCATTGGCTACGGCTTTAAAAGAACGAGCCATAGTGAAGAGTTGCGAAGGCATACTTACTACAACATTGGCTGTAATGTCTGTCATTTAATTTGCTCCAGATACAAGGAATCGCCGCAGCATGGCTACGGTTGGCATTTATTACATACCGAAACGGTACGATTGTTGATTTGTACAGTAGGTTTTACGATGCCATTCCACCCATTTGGTGAGGCATTGATGATGTACAGCAAATACGATGAGGCGCAGTTCCACTTGAGGCTTACACACGAGTTGCACGCTAAGATTAAGCAGCGTGCAAAAATGAATAACAGGTCTATCAATTCCGAAATTGTGGCTACGATGGAAGAATCACTCTCCAAACCATCACCTGTAAGCGGGTATCGTGATGAAGAAGAGAGGCTGGCCTCATTAATCTCGGAACGAGTAAAAGAAGTTGCGGCTGAAATTCTAAGGAAAGAAAAAACCCGCGATTAAGCGGGTTTAGTTTTCATTATAAAATGTTACGCCACATTTGAGCCATGTAGCAGGTGTTGTAGTGCTTTAACGCCTTCAGAATTGTAACGGAACGCCTCTACCTGTTTGCTGGAATGCGCCGATTTATCCAGGAAGAACTTCCCGTACTGCTCAGTTTTGAGGTTGTTTGCGTTAGCAATGCGACCAATCTTGTTGGCCGTTACTCCAAGCTGCTCTGCAACCTCCCCTGCTGAGTAGTAATGCTCTTCTATTGCCGGAAGAGGTATTGCATTAAAACCAACAAGCGGGTTGATTATACTTGCTGCCGCTGTCTGCTTTGCCTCAGGCGCAAGATTTGGCATCAGATCGAACAGATTGGTAACAGCTTCAACCGTCATTTTCAATGTTCGCGCTTGACGATACTCAACAAGTCCACTCGCTGATTTACCGCTTTTAATGTGCGCTTCTTGCATACTTTCAAGTTGGTCTACCAGTGAGCGGCGAACGGCTTTTGACTCGCGAGCGGCAACTCGCAATGCTTGCTTGATTGACATCTCAATGATAACCATCGAAGTTTTGTTCGCTTTTTGCACTACACTTTTTGTGTAGTGCTCTCCATCCAATTCATCTTCAATTTTCTCGATGAATTTGTTATTACGAACCTCCGGCTCACCGCACTGTCTACGAGCCTGATTTACCATCTCAAGCAGGCGCTGGCTGTCAATGGTTTTATCCGTGACAACGGATCCGATGTTTGCTACATTCTTAAAAGTCATTAGGCATTCCTTATGTGGTAGTAAGGGTGTGACATAGGCCGCCAGCAGCACACTGGCGGTTTTCTTTTTGCGCCGTCCGGCGCACCAATCAATGAATCCATTCCTCGCCGCGCAGTTTTGCCAGCATTGGCTGAGCGTTCTTTACGACAAAATTGTTGGTATCAAGATTCTTCATTTCACGAAGAAGTGATTTCTTGGTTTCTTCTGACATATAGCGAGTCTCATATGCGATATCGTAAATCCTTCCTGAAAGCTCAGAACAAATTTGCTTCATTCCTGGGTAGATGTGTTTGCACATTTGTTGACTCTTCTCCATCCACAATTGTAAGTAGCAGAGATTAACCAGTTCTTCGTCAGTAAACTGTTTTGCAATCGGTGAGCATTCTGCCTGCCGATCCAAAATATCCAGCACCCAGCGGCGGAACTCTTTGGCTACCGGAGTGCGAGCAAACATCGCGATTAGGTGGGCACCGCGTAGTGAGAAAACTCGCACTTTTTTGCGATAATTTCCTGAGGTACTCACTTCGAGTACCTGAGTCATTCCGGCGCTAAACTCATCGCTATACTTGTTATAAATCATTGTTACTGCACGACTATTTGCGTATTTAAGTGCAGATGCAATATTAGATGATGTAAACCAAACACCATGCATATCACGGGTGGGCACCAACTCAACTCCGTGGAAGTTGTAATCTGATTTTGCTACAATATTCATGTTAGTTTCCTTGCATACGGTTACTGACATAGAGGCCCGGTTTGTGTTCGCGCACTGCCGGGCTTCACTATTTTTATGTCCTAGCATTCTTCTCTCCAATCAGTCCGTACACTTTTCTCAATTGATAAATAAGTTCCGTGTTGAACTGTCGACACTCTTTTTCTCCATTTCTTTCAATCGCCTTCCTTACATCCTCTGGGAAACGAACCTTGCGTTGATACATGTCTTTTGCTTTTTCCATCTCCACTCCTTAAATAGCCCCACTGTGGGGCAATTGAAATTGTCACACCGTGCGTCATTGAAGTCAACCCCACCGTGGGGCATAATTTACTTATTGTGAATTTTTCCTGTTTGGACTAATGGTATGAGTAGAGAAGACCCTCAACTTCGGATTAGGCTTCCTGTTGAATTAAAAAAAATAATTGAAGCGTCATCAAAACAAAATAATCGTTCTATGAATGCTGAGATTGTCACTCTGCTTGAGTTGGCGATTCGTGTTTGTCGTGATTTTGGGCCGGAGGATGGTCCTATCGTTCAGCAGTTTAAAGAACAACTAGATGCGATAAACAGAAAATATGATAAAATCGAGCATGAAAAACTTATACCTCAACTTTTAGAAATCATAGAAAAACAGAAAAAACAAGTAGATAAACTTATTAGCATGGTTGAAAGATCAATTCCTCTTTCAGAGGAATATAAGCAGAAATATCTTGGTGATGACAACAAAAAACCCACCTGACGGTGGGTTAATTTTTGCCTTTTTTGGACCATATTGACTACTCATAAAATGAGATCAATATTTAATCGCCCAATAACGGGTGTATGTTGAGGTATATCATGGCGAAAAAACCAGGTGAAAACACAGGAAAAAACGGCGGAATATACCAAGAAGTTGGCCCACGCGGCGGTAAGAAAGACAATTTTGCCACCGTCAAGGACAACGAAAGGCTTCCGCCAACAACAAAGCCAGGTCATGGCTGGGTATTGGATAAGCGAACTCCAGACAGCAAAAAGTAATAATCAAGCCGGTCACTCCGGCTTTTTGATATGTCGCTCGCAGAACTCAACAAGCCTGCTCATTAAGTAGCAGTAAGTCTCGTTGGCTCTTCCTGGTTCAACATCAACACCTACCCTTGAGCAGATATCGAATGCCATGTGAGCGCACTCATGGGCAATAGTAGATAGTTTGCCATTGAACACGCCTATCACATGCAAAACACCATTCTCGCTGCTCATTGTATGAGACGCTCCGTTGGCATCCGAGTCCTGCACGTCCACACCAAGTTTTTGATGCAGGCGTTGCCATTCTGGAAAGTCTCTACAAAACACAATTGTACCGCTCTCAAAGAGCGGAACGAGCATCTTTGGTACGTTTCCAATGTTAACTTTTTTCATGGTATCCTGCGCAAAACTAAGGAGGTTGGTGTGAAGCAATTTCTTGCTGCTATGTTCTTATTCATATCTTTTGGGGCTACAGCAGAGTGCTGGGTCGTTGGAGATATGCGCGGAATAAGCTATTCAGAACGAAATAATTTCCATCCGGAAGAAGATGGTTTTAGTGGAACATTCATCATTAAGACAAGCGGTGAAGATGCCAGCATCACATATTCTGGGACAGATGCGGGCGGCATGGCTTACAAAGCATTGTCTAAAAACTCCATCATAGGAATCGGCGCGAATGGCGAAACTCAACGCGTTATCGACTCATGGGTAATACATCCTACTGGAACAGTTTTAATGTCAAAAACCATTTCCGGTTATGGAAATATGGATTCAACCAAAGCTTTTGTTGGAAAAGTAAAAAGAAAATGTTAGCGATTGAATCCAATTTCCCATACGTTACTGCTGTGTTGCCTCAGTAGCAAACAGCGGCCTGACGGCATTTGCAGCGTTACTTAACGCTCTTTCATAGGCTGGCGTTCCAGCTTTAGTGTTTGCCAGACGTAAGAGCGTATTCCTTGCTGCTTTGGACTCGTACAAGCGCATGATTGCACCGAAACCTGCTTCAAGCGCCAGTGTTGCCCCAAGAGTCGCAGTTGCGCCAATCGTTCTAATCCTGTTAGCTTGCGATTGTCCTGTCTGTGTTACTACATTTGCGGCGTCTGACCTTGCTGTTTGCTGTAGAACTTCATGAAGAGCATCAAGCTCTTTCATGTGTCTCCCACTGAATATCGTGTTATAGATCTGACCGTCAGATTGCGACTTCAACTTATTTAACTCGGTAAGAAATTTTGTTGGCGAGTCTCCTGCCTTTTCTGCAATCTTGCTAATATAAGCAGCACGCATAGCGTTCTTTCCATCTTCACTAAGAGCAGGCCATATCCTCTTAATATCTGATGGTTTTCTGCTGAATACAACGCTGTCTATTAGCTCTGGAGTAAACTCTTTTTTAGCTTTGTTGAGATTGTTCGCAATCCTTTTATTGAGAACCTTATTGAAGACGTTGGAGTAGTCAGAGTTTGCTTTGACGTATCTGGCAGCCTCTCCAGCCCCCAAATACCGTGCTGCGTTATTCCTCAAATCTGAACCCATTGCCCTCTCCACAGCATCAGTTGCGGCTTTCGCGCTATTAGGAAAAACCATGGCATCTCCCTGAATACTTTCCCTTAATGCTGACCGCAACTCTCTCAATAGTCCAAAATCTACATCTGGTTTAGCAAGTTCTTCTCGCAAATCGGATAGCCCGCTAATCAAATCCTTATTTGCCACTTTCCCAAGCCTGTTAGCCCTGGTAAGCACGTTGTCGATAACCTTAATGGATTTTGATGTGTCAACAGGTGTATCTCCCATTTTAGTTGTAATGTCTTCAATAACGCTTCCGGCTGAATCCTTCCTTGACTTCAGAGAACCATACAGATCGTCAACAACAACTGATGGGCTATATTCACCATATTTCTCAAGCTGTTTTTTAACTAGCTGACTTCTTTTTGCATATTGCTCCGCACGCTTTGAACCTGTCCCGAGCAAAGCCCCCTCAGCATCCTGAGTAAGACCACGAGTGAAAGCATTTTTCGGCGGGATAACATCAGATGTCATTGGTATCACGCCCATTGATTCTGAGGTGGCAATTTTTTTCGCTACTTCTGGTGCGATATCGCCTTTGAAGGCTGTTATTCCACGCCCAATCCCTTTTGCAACAGTATTAACAGCACCACCTGTTAGCATGCCAATACCTATATCTGTTGCCAGTTTTCCCGCATCATTTTTCTCACTGTTTGCGGCAAGTGATCCGACTGCATTTTCGGCGAGAAGACGAGTTGCACCTTGAGTAACCCTACCAGCAAGTGTTGGCGCCTGAGTTGAAGCGCCGCCAACGCCAAGAGTAGCCAGGTAAGGCAATGCCTCCGCAAACACCCTACCTTCTGTCGTTTGTGGAGTCAGAGCACCTTGCTGAAGTCCAAACGCCTGCTCTAATCCCTGAGTTGTTACTCGTGGCGCTGGTTGATATGTTCCATCGCCAATACCGAGTTTACCGCCAGCCCATGCCGCCGCGCTTGTTACAGCATCGGCAACTGATGCTGGTATATTTGCCACATTTACACCAGCCTGCACCAGTCCGCGACCAGTTTCTTTTACTGCTTCGCCGAGGTCAGACATAAATCCATCTTGCTGTTCTACAGGCTGCGATTGGTTTTGAGTGGATTGATCACCAGAAGACAGCATCTGAGCAATGCGACGTGCTCCCTCAGTATCGCCGGCAGCATCAGCATTCCTTAACGCCGTCATCAACTGTTCACGACTATAGGCCATTACTGCCCTCCGAGATATTTGCTAATTAATTCGTCATCGGACAATTGCTGTTGAGGTTGGCTATCGCCATAACTTGAGGAAAGAAAACGTTTTGCCGCAGAGTTCAATGATTCACCCTTCTTAACATCCATCCCCATGATGTTTCGGTTGCGATCAGATTGTCCTGGGCTGCCGTTTGCACTCATCCACTCTGACCTAAACTCGTTGAATTTCGCGTTATTACTTTCCATTTTTGCCATACCCCTTAACCATCGAGCCATAACCATTGGATTATCCGTTTCGCTTGGAATGCCTTTCCTTGCAAACTCAATATCCTTATCTGATGCAGGGCCGGGAGGGAGAAGCTTGGTTGCCTGCGCATTGGCTAGTTGGTTGAATCTAATCCGCATATCTCGGAGGTAGTTATCTTGCCCCGTAAGCTTAGAGAACATATTTTCAGCGTTACCGAACAAACCAGGAGTTGGCTTCTCCTTCTCCAGCGTGTCAGCAAGCGTTGTCATTGAATCGGCAGCATTACGACTAGCTGCCGCATCACCTGCTGATTTTTCTATAGCCTTTTCCATGTTCACGGATAGTTTTGGCGCAGCATTAATAAGTTCATCGGCCTTCTTTTGTGCCTGTTGTACTTCAAAACCGAATTTCTGCTTATCAAGTGCCAGTCTTTCTGCTGCAAGTCCGTGTCCAGTCATTGCTGACTGATAGGAAAGGTTTTGCCCTCTCGCCTGAAGTGCCTCGCCAGCCTGATTGCTGCGGATTGTCTCTGCCAGCCTGCCTCGGTCAATTTCACGACCAGCCATCTTGTCCTGAACATTGAAGTAATCAATCGGACCAAGCGCGGCCATTCCAAGGTGATCAACAAACTCACCAAATCCTGATGGATTCTGCTGATACATCTGAGCAACGTTATTAGGATCAACACCGACGCGCGCCAGTTCCTTGGCGTTATTTTGCAGCCATGATTGCATTGCTTCTGGAGAAGATGACGCAAGGCGTGCGCCAGCCGCTAATGTGCCGATAGAATTGCGCTGGTCTTCATCAATGAATCCCATGCCTTTACGAACGGATTCAATCTGGTCTGGATATTGAGTAGCCAACTGACGCAAAGCACCGCGATCACCAGACGCATAAGCATTAGCGTACGCCTGCTGAAATTCTTTCTGCCGCTGAGCCTGCTTTTCCTGCTGAAACACCCCTGCAATACCTGAAAGGCCTTGCAAAGCAGTCAGCCCAACATTGTTAGCGCCTGAACGCTCAATATCATTGTTCTGCCTGATAAGCTGAAGCGTATTGCCGATGTCATTTACGCTCGGAGCGTTTGAGTTGACGCCGCCGATACCAGCCAACAATCCGCCATTTGATCCTTGCCAAGTAGCCATGATTACCCCTTAAAACAACGAGCCAAGCAGGCCAAGTCCGCCGCCAATTGCCGCACCTAATCCAGTGCCAAGTCCGGGAACAATAGAGCCAAGAGCAGCGCCAGTCATAGCTCCTGAAGCTCCGCCGCTAATTGCTGTCTGAAGGCCTGATGGTTTATTGGCGTTAGCAGCGGCAAGTGCTGCGCTTTGCTGTGCAATGCTGCTCATGTTGTTGGCGTACGTCTGCCCGGCGTTTGCCTGTCCTTGCAGAGCACCAAGCCCAACGTTTGCCAGATTGTTGTAATTGCTCATCTGGTTTGATAACCAAGACTGACCGAGAGTCGGCGCGATCGTAGCCAGTTGATTGCTTGTGGCTGTCGAACCAAGTCCTCCCGTAGCCTCCGCAGCAGCAAGACTCTGGTAACGAGCCTGACCTGCAAGGTCTTTATACTGCTGAGAGTTGTAATACTGATTAAGTGCCTGACCCTGTCCTTCTAAACTGGAAAGGTTCTGAAGCTGGTTAACATACTGCTCCGCAAGCGGCGTGAACGGAGCAAGGTTTTTCATGATCGTCTGCCACTGCTGATTTTGCAGGTCTGCGGCATACTTCTGAGCTTCTGCTGCATACTTTGCGCTTTTATCAGAACTGCCACCTTTGCCGCCTTTTTCAGGGCAATAAGGTTCCTCGCCGCGCAGTTTTCTGCCCAGCTTAAATGCATATAACATGGCTATCTCCCGTGATTCAGGAAGTCGATTAGTTCTTCGCGTGTGGCGCTGTAAAACGTCACGTCATCCACGCCTTTGAAGTATTTCTTGATGGTTCCTACACGCTTAAGGCCAATCATTGCGCAGTAAATCTGCCCGTGGCGGAATTTGCGTGCGGCGAACGATGTGACGCACTGAACGGTGGTGTTAGTCAGAATGTATCGCCAGAACGCCAGCCCGATTTCCTTGCTGAATCCACGAATCTCTGGCAGGTACATGGCGTGGCAATCAAAGGTTAGCGGCTGAATCTCCTGATAGTAAACAATTCCGCCGAACTGCCCGTGCACGTTCACCTCAAAGTAACGGCATTCAGGTTTGTAGTCGTATCCATCACCGTTGTTGCTACCAGCGATAATGTCAGGGTGATTTCCTACGGCTTCTATCAGGTCGATGTTTCGCGTTGGTTTGAATGTAATCATCAGTCAATCAGCCCATGTAATCTAAGTGCTGTTTCAAGCGCCAGAATACGCTGCCGCGCCTGCTGCAAACCTGTAGCGAGAGCTGCGACTTCGGATTGTGTGTACGTAGTGCCGACCGTGTATGACTGGTTAGCGTTGAATGAGCCAAGAAGTGGCGTACCTGTGGCTGCAGTCCATCCGGTATTTCTTGCTCCAACAACCTGAATTCCATCAACTGAATATGATGTTTTTACATCCAGCGGTGACTCAAGAGACTGCAATTCGGTTACGGTTTTCGATACGTAATCACTCTTAATGCCAGAGACATCGTTTTCTACGTCATCCAGTCTTTGGTCAACAGTGACCAGATGCGCCTGAATATCGATAACCTCATCCAGCAAGTAATCAACATCGCTACGCAGTACGACTATCTTCCCTTCGGCAGTTGTTAACCTGACCTCAAGTAGATTTATCGCTTTTGTGTTTGCGGTGATTCTTGCGTCGTGATCAGCCAGTTCGACGTCCTGTTCATCGTTTTTCACCTGAGCATCGTAAGCGCCCTGACCAGCCTGATTTGCCTTCCCGGCAATTGCGCCGACATCAGCCCCCTGATTAATGACATACAGCAGGTAAGACTGGCTGAATATATTGCGTGGAAGGATTGATGTATCGAGCCGCGTCGCCTGCACAATAACAGGGGTGTTGAGATTCGAATCAGCCATTACTCAATCCTTATCTGGCAGCCTGAGAGAGTGACAGGTGACTTAGTAATAACGCGCAATTTGAAGCCGACATTTTTCCTTATTCGCCCGACACGCTTCCACAAAACGCGTTTGTCGTAAACGAACGGTTCATTCTGTTCAATCATCTGCTCACGTCCGTAATTGATTCCGTCAGTGGTTGCAGAGAGGAACAGGCGGTCAGCGTACTGCGCAACGCCAGTTGAAGATTCAACCTCAAGGTCGAACACTCTTGCGTTATCCGCTTTGAACAACGGAGTAAACAACAGGTGTTCCTGTTGCTTGTCGTACTGGCTGCTGATATCGAACTGCAATTTGCCGATAACCGATTCCAGCTTATCGCCGCACGTTATCTGATTGCCTTCGTAAATGAAGTCGATAGCGCGGTACACATCGTCATACAGGCCTGTTTTCAACACACACCATTGCGGACCATTGGCGCTTGAAGATGCGTCGTATACGAGGACGTGGCGCGGAAGATGGATAATCAGCAACTCATGAGCATCAAACCGCAACGATTCCATCACGCCATCAGCCAGTTCATCAGCAGTGTAGGAGCGGAGGATTTTCTCAATGCTCGCGCTGGCGATTGGTGACACCTGACCGGAGCCGATGATGTATACAGACGGCGCACCTGTTGCCGGATTGCTGATGAACGCATACGAATCAGCAAACGGCGTTTTGCAGTAGGTTCCGGCAATCCCTTTCTGCACCATCAGTGATGGCTGTGCGACATACAAAGCGGCACCAACGGTGGTTGCACCAGTCAGGGAGAAATATTCAATCGTCGATGAACCAAAGCAGACGATGAAGTCTCGCCATGTACCTATGCCGATGATGCCGTCCGGCTGCGATTCTGCGCGATATTGTGCGCTGTAACGGTCAGGATGCGATTCGTCTTCAAGGTCAGTGATAAACCATGAATCAGTACCGTCTTTTGACCACGCATAACGCCCACGTAAACGCGTAATGTCACGGACCGAACCTAACTCATACTGCGTGAATCCGCTGTCTGCAGGCCAGTTTGATACGGTTTTAACCGTGCCATCATAGCGATACTCGACCAGTTGACCATTAACGCCTACCGCCTGTGATGTCCGACCATGCGCCATTGATACACGACCACTTCCGGAAACATCACCGACTTCACTTTCTCCTTTGTAGAGCTTGCCACCACACACGCGATAAACAGCATTCTGCGCCATGTTGTACTCGACTCCGCGCGATACACCGTTTACATCAGAGCGTTTGGCAATGCCCGGGAATGAGCGAAGATATCCGCTGATGTTAAGGATTTCTTTGGGGGTTGCCAGCATATTCACTGGCAGATAGTCGATATAGTCGGCGTTTCGAAAGTCTTTGCCGACACCTTTCATAAGCGGAAGTTGCTGAATAGGCATTTATTCACCTATGCGTTTGGGATATCGCCATCAATCAGAGGGAGATCGCCTGGATAATATCGGTCAGATGTAAACACGTCATATTTATTACCCTGTCCTACAGGAAAATCTCCACGTCGTCGCATTGAAGGAACAACCAGAGTGTCGGTCATCAAGGCATCATATGAGCGTTGGGCGTTACTGAGAACTTGCGAAGTTGGCTCAAGGCTGTAATCAGATAGCATTCTCAGCAATAACTGATAGCCTACTGCGTGTTTGTATTTTCTTGGAAGACCTGACTCATCATCAGGTAATGGCTGCTCATCTCCAGTTGCGAAAGCGTAACCAATGTCGCCGGGGTTAATCATCCACTCGGACATCATATCTTCCAGATCATTTACACCATCTTCAATTGATTGCGGCTCAACATCAGTCAGCGATGCATTAGAAGCAATAGCAAACTTACGAAGCGCAAAAAGGACGATCTCACCCTTTGTCAGTACTGTTGCCATTGTCTGCCGCCTTACGACCTCGCTTACTGGTCGGTTTCAATTCATCAACTGAGGCAACAAAGCCCAACTTTTCGAAAAACTGGAAGTCTTTTTCTGCGATAACGGCCTGTACATGTCCTGATTCGTTATCTGCGGCAAGGAATACACTCATGCGATCCATATTGTTTCCTTAAAACATAAAAGGGGCGTAAGCCCCCTTGTTATTACGGATTACCGAAGAACTGACCGCCCATGTGAGGGTTAAAGCACACATATGCAGGCAGTAAGTCGAAGCGCATTTTTTGCACGTTGGCATCGCCATCTGCGTATTTATGTACGCGGATGGAGAAACCTTCATATGTTGCAACAGCAGAATCAATACTGTGCAGTTTCGGTAGTGGGATAGAGCCAAGTCCACAGAAGAACTTGTTATAGAACAGGTTTGGCTTCATTGTCTGGCTAGCAGTGCCTACCACAGATACGGCATCGCCTGCCGCTACCTGACGACTTACAGAGTTGTACTGCGGGTTTGTAGTGTCATAAATCGGAACACCAGAAAGCGTAACCGTCACATCGCCACTGCTGTCTGAATTAGCATCAGCAGTAACCGTTGCAGTGAAGCTAATTGGTGTGGCTCCGTTATACAACGCCTGTTTGGTCTGCTGTTGCAGCCAGTAGGTATTGGTGAATTTAACCTGATCACCAGCTTTCAGAAAACCTGTAACGCTGGCTGTCGCTCCGGTCAATGTTACAGTGAACTGGTATGAGTCTTTAACTGCGTTATAGGTAACAGTTGGCTGTGTTTTGACTGTCAGTGTTCCGCCAAATGCCCCCTGCGTACGAGAGGCAAGCCCATTAGACATCAGTGCGCGAATGCCGCCAAAATTGGTTGGAATCTGCGCATTCTCCCATGCAGTACGAACCAATTGATCTGAAGCGTGCAAACCAGTCTGCGCATCAGCAAGTCGCTGTGCAGACCATGGATCCATTACAGCATAGTTTTCACCTTCATTAACGCCGAGGTCTTTCAGGAAAGATGCCGTCTGCGCAACATCAGACCATTTGGTGATTGGAGTATTGGGGCTACCAAGTGACAACGCACCGTTATTCATCATGAAGTGAGCAAGCTCTGTTTCAAGGTCGGTAACGATTCGCTGGCGAACCGGCGCGAGAATTTCTTCCAGTTGGTTAAGCTTGATCGCTTCCTCCAGTTGCTGATATTCAACAGCAACAGTGATGTAGTTACCTACACGCCCCGTAGCTTTACCTGAGATCAGGTTGTTTTTATTTTGCCCTGAAATATCACCAGTGGGAGTACGGAGGGATGAGAATTGATGCGGACGTTTAAAGCTAACGCTATCGCCAGTGCTGGAGTTGATTTCACCTGCCAGCAACTGACGGTCTACGGTTTTCGCCAGAACTAAATCTGACATAAAACCCGGAAGGAATTTTTTCAGAACGATTTGACTGACGTTACTGTCGAGATTGTTAGGCATTTATCTTTTCCTTATTCGATTTTTGCGCCGGGGCATAATTTGTTGAATTCGTCTTGTTTCGCATCAGCACCGCCACCACGTACTTCCGGCTCTGGCTTGATGGCTTTCTTTGGTTTTGGAGCAAGGCTTACCTGTTTGCTAATCTGCCCCAAGAGGAATGCTGCGCGAATTGGATCTGTCTCAGCGGCTACACGCTGGCGTAATTGCTGGCTCTTACCTAAGCCATAGGCGAGTAGTTCAGAGCCTTCGTCTGCACAGTGAATGATGATTTCCTGCTGAATTGGTGGTAGCTCACTAAGAACAATGGCCTCCATTTCCTGATAATCTTTCACAGGAAGTTTTGCTGCCCGTTGTTTATGCGCTTCTACCCTTTGCTGGAAACGCTGTTGGTATTCCTGTTGCTGACGTAGTTTTTGTTGCTGCTGCTGTTCGACACGGCCTTTTTTCTCATGCCAATCAGTCAATGCCTGTTCAAACGCCTGTTCGTCATAATCACACGACTCAAGAGTCGGTTTTGGTGGAATAGCGTCTGGTTGTGGTTGCTGATGTTCCGCAGGCTTGGCTAATGCTTCCTCAAGCTGGCGGCGCAACTCACGGTTTTCTTTCTGTGTTTCTTTGAAGCCTTTGCGAAGATCTTTCACCCATTGCGGTGCAGGTTGCCCGTCAATGTGATCATCATCGTCAGCGTTAAGCTGAATTTCTTCATCACCAATACGCAAGGCGTAATCTTCTGGTGTCTCTTCGGTTTTTTCAGGCTCAGTTGCCACCTCTTTACCGTTGTCATCCTGGCTTTCATTCTCAGGCTGTGACTCTGTTTGGATGATGGTTTCTTCTGCATTTTCCTGTGTTTCAGACAGGCCAATAACCTGACCGTCGATGATCAGTTCGTTTTCCATTGATTACTCCTGGTTAACTCGGCATTAAGTCTGCCGGAGACTGTGGTGGTGACTGGAATTGCTGTTGTTGTGACTCGGCGACATCTTTCAGAAGGCGTATTGCCTCCATCACTGCTTTGTCATCGATGTTTCTGGCTTGGGCCAGTTTATAGACAGTGTTTGCCTGACTCTCCATCGCATCCTGCTGGGCAGTAAATGCTTTGATTTGAGTTTGAGCAGTTTCGTTAGTTGCTTTTTGCGCTTCTGCCTGCGCTGCTACCATTTGCGCCTGAGCGAGAACCATTTCAGGATTTGGCTGGCTTTGTGCTGCCATTTGCGCCTGTTGAACAATCTGCTGATCTTTCTCATTGCGTGGTTTTGCAATACCAGATATCAGCAGTTGGTTTCGGTTGTACTCTTTGAAGTCATCAAGGCCTTCGCCATCGATATTGTCCAGAATAATACCCTGAATTGCCGGGCGCATTGGGTCTGTTGGAAGCATAGAGCTAAGGACATTTGTCAGTACAGAAACCGTTGCATCACGTCGTGCTGTGTAGCTTGGTCCAACATCAACCGTCACATCGTATCGACCGACAGAAAGGTCATTTAACGCAACAACAGCCCCTGTTTGCCTGTCAACAACCTGTGCGCTCAGGACAGCGATATCATCACTTCCATCTTCGTTAACGATGCGCACTTCACGTTCTGAACCGTACACTTCACGCGCCATTGACAGCCATACTTCACCAGCGCGTTTAAGACTTTTCGCCATATTGTCCAGATAGATAAACGAAGCCATATCTGCTCTGTTCATCAAGTTGTTAACCGTTTCCTGAGCAATATTACTTGGCATCTGCTGCATGGCCTGACTGCCGCCTGTAACCTCCTGAATATCAGCACTGGTTTGCTGTAGTAATGCAGCCAATGCCTGATTCATAACCGCAGGCTGTGTATATCCTGCCGGGGTAGCTCCAGCGATGATGTTGCCAGATTTATCTCTCACTTCGCGCAACGGCAAGAACGCTGGTCGTTTCTTGTTGCGAGCCTCCCAGTGCTTCTCAAGTCCACGTATTTGCTCCATGCCAACTATAGGGATCTGACCGGGGTCTTGCGCTGCAGTATCAGCCAGCATTGATACCTGAAGGTTGTACAAACGCTGTGGATCCATTGCTTTTGCAATATGTCCTTCGACACGCTCAATGTCATCAATGAACCAGCGTTTTCCATAAACCGGGATGAGGGGGATATGCTCACCAGGAATACGTCGAGGTTTCTCAAGGAAACCATCACCATCCACTACTGATACATACACACGACGCCGCTTCACTGAGCGCCTTGCAACTTCCTGAAATCCAGCTATTGCCAGTTCATCTTCAATATCTTCGACCTGATCACTGTCGTATGTTGCAATCTCTCCAGTGATTGAATGTCGATAACTGATAACGTCAACAGACTCTTTACGAACTTCGTAATACTTCGCTATGTAAATAACATCTGCATCAAACCAGTCATATTCCCAACTGGTCATAGACGTTACATCCAGAGAAGCAGGAGGTTTCTTTCCGTATTCAGCCTCATATTTTTCAGGTGACAACGAATACATGCAGAACGCCCACAACGCGTCAGATTTGTCGTACTTCTTAGCGTCAGGGTCAAACCACACAGAGCGCGACGGGTCGTATATTGGTTCAATAGCAATACGCTGACGATCGTCCATGGGGTCGTATTCATTGACCAGCATCGACGTCAAACGGAAGCAACCGAAACCACCAGTAGCAGCGTCGTCAAATGCATTATCGCAAGCCTCACCGCCATCAGTTTCTTCGTAGTCAGCACGGAACAGACCATTTAATTTATTGGCTAACTCTTCGCTTGCCTCTCTGTCACCAGGACGAAACTTAACGGTGATTCTGTTATTGCGGTATTCTGCAATGATGCGGTTAAGTTCAGTTGCTACCTTATTGATTTCAAACTTAGGATACTTCTCGAACTGCTCATCAAGCTTAGTTCCAGCCGCCGTTGCTCCTTCCCATTGACCTCCGGGGACACGAGCAAACCTCGTAGCTTCAATGCACTTTTCGCGCACTTCCTGCTGTGGAGAATAGGCGCGGTCAAACCTGAGCATGATCCGCTCATGTTTTTTCTCTAATGTCTCTGCCATGTTTACCAACCGGAGGATGAGGGAACGTATATTTCTGTTTCTTCGCGGACCAATGCCGGGCAATGCATACACATCATCAGCGCATCAGCCAGGTTAGGAGATGGAATACCGAGCTTCTGCTTCATTTCGACCTTAGTCATAAGCTCCAGCTTCCCGTTGTTATTGAATTTGCGCTGAATCTGCGTAAGTTCTGCAAACAGCTTCTCCAGCATCTTCTCGCCTATCGCTTCTTTGTCGAAACTCAGCATGTCGTCTGGGTCTGCATACTCACCGTGAACAACCGCCCGATATGTCAGATACAGCCTGTCAGCCAGCGCGTAATAGAATTGCGCTCGCTTATTGCGGAATACATCGCCAATAGTGCGAACGTTGTCGCCATGTACGACTTCATCAGCCCATGCTCCGGCCTGATAAGGCGCATCTTCATCGAATGGCGATTCGCTGCCCTTAAACATCGTGGCGGTGATTTTCTTACCGGAGAATGCTTCCGTTGTCTGTCTGCGTAGCCCGGCACCAACACCATCACCATCCCACAGGTAATGGTCAGCACCGTCTTCAATCGCCAGCGAAGTAGCCCAGTCAGCACCCTCGTTGATGTCCATCAGCAGACCTTCGGCAATGCGCTTAACCACCGAACCGTGACGCGATGCGTAACCTTTAGCATCTGGCCCTGTATCTGACGGGTCATGTGCAGAAACAACAGCGCCTTTCGCTTTCCATCCGAGTTTCTTGTGCACATCGGTTGCGGCTTCAAGCCATTCACGTTTGATGATTGCCATATCACTTGCGCTTACTGGCTCACCAAGCCAGATATGACGATACAGTGTCGGATTTCTGCGTTTGCACTCTTCCATCTCCAGACGGAGAACTTCAGGAAAGTGCGGGTTGTCGGTGTAGTTCACCGTCAGCAGACAAATATCATCGGGAGGATTTACGACGAATCGCTGATAGGTATCGTCGAGTATGTTCTTCGGGTTAAAGCTCACCCATATTTCGGAAAACGGCTTGCGGATGGTTGGTATCAGGATATCCCATGATTCCTTCGTTACCGCTTCCGCTTCTTCCACCCAGCAGATATCAATACCTTCGAGCGATTTAATCTTCGTCGGGTTGTTTTTGATGCCGTAGAACATGAATTCAGCATTCGTTCCTAGATGACGAATCATTGAACGCTGAATTTCAAACTCAGCCGAATACCCTTCCCGCTCTATGGTGTCTTCAAGCAACCGAATTACCGAATCGCTGATACTGTTTTGCAGCTCACGAGCGCAAAGTATGCGCACAGGCTGCCGACGCGCCGCTTCAACAAGCAGCCTAGCAATTGCCCATGACTTACCGCTACCTCGACCGCCTTTGGCGACTTTGTAGCGATGCGCCTCAATGAACGGTTCAAAGATAGGATTAATCGAGGTCATTTTCCGAATAGAGTGCTCATCGGTGATGTTTCAATCTGGATTGCGCCGCCGTCTTTGCCTGTTAGCTCGTGATCAACCTTGTCGCGCCATTTATCCTTCTGTCGGTTCTTAAGCCAGAAGATGGCAGCTGTTGTATCAGGCGGGTAATACTTCTCAAGAGGAGTTTCGACAATTCTGTTTTCAATAACACGAATATCGATGTCTGGAGCCACGAAGCCCATAGCGCGTTGATAAAGACGGTCACTAACTTCTGCATCAGCGACGGCCTTACCCTTTTTTATGGACTCCGAAAACTCAGGATAATCAAGCTTCCACTTGTTAATAGTTGACTCACTGACTTCGAAGAAATCAGCAAGCTCTGCATCGGTGTAGCCCAGCAAGCACAGTTTGCGTGCCTGTTCGGCATACGCCTCTTGATACTTTGTTGGGCGCGCCATGTTTATGCTCCGGTGGTGAACAGGTCTAACGCTTCCTTCGATTTACGCACCGCTTCGATAGTGCGGGTCGTGATATCTGAATTAGCGCCGCCTGACTGGAAGTGAATTTTGAATAGCTCAAGCTTCAGTTCGTCAGTGCCAATGAACTGAAATGCTTCCTCTGCAGCTGCGTTCTGGTTCATGACCAGCTTGTAAATCTCTAACTGGAATTTCTGTTCTTCAGTCATGGGAATAATCTCTGCCATTGTTGGCTCCGTTTATCCGTTAAAAGGGATATCAGTTAAGTTATCCCGTGTAGGGTATAAGCCATTGTCGAGACCACTCATTGAATGGTCTCTGCAATAACCGATGTCTTTCCATCAGTCCGCCACCACAAAGAATCTTTTTTGCCATAAGGCAGGAGGTTCATCTTTCAGTGGCTGCCAGTGTTATTTCCCCACTTTCTGGCTTGGGTTGTTTCGCTGTACTGCCGTAACTGGTTGCCCAGAATAAATTCCGGTTTCATTATCAAGCCCATCCGTAGATGGGCTTTGTAATGGATAGCCGTTGCTCAGTTCTCGTAATGCTTTGATTTTTCCGATAACGCAGTTTTGCGTTTGCCATCAGCACGCGATATCGAGAGTCAACTGCAGTTGCTCGCGCCAGTACTCAACATTTGCTTCAATAACCGGCTTATCCCATCGCCAGCGAGCCATCTCTCTTGCCCCATTGCTGGCTTTTGATTTCCGGTCATCGCGAATGCGACATGCTTGCTCATATTTCTGCTGCTCAGTCAGTTCACCGCGAAGCAGACTATCAATGTGCAGGTCGCACCATACGGAGAATTTCGGATCGCACCATCTTGCAAAGGCAACTGATAACTTTGGATGCAGCCATGTTCCGCCGCCCCTGTCCTTTCGTGCCTTGCTTGTTTTTACATACCCGGAATCACGGGTATGTAGAATTTTCGATGGCTCACCTGAATAAACCTCATCCAGAGCTCTAACGTATTCGAGAGTTTCAGCATTGGACAACCAGTGATCCAGACGCTTCCCGAAACGTTTTGCAATATCAGTGGCATTAATCCAGCCATCAGTATTGAAGCGGATAGGTTCGCCTTTGTAATTCAGTGGAACGATATTCATAGCGTCTTACCTTTTAGAAAGATGAGCCTGTTCGCACAGAAAAGCCGCCCCGAGATGGTCGCCACCATATACGGCAGTTCTCAGGCTCAGCTTTCTGAAAGACTCGGGATTGTTACGCGCTGCGATGCGCGGTTTACTGCAGATGTAAAAAAGCCCCGCGAATGCGAGGCTAAATCCTGGTTTTGTGATGACTGGCTCTTATCTCAACGCAGCCCCTTACCGCGCGCCAGATGCTCAATATCAAGCATCAGCAATGAGATATTTAATCTGGATTCACTCCAGAAGTGATCACCACCCTGTCTACAGAGCCAGATGTGAAGGATGATGAGTAAAATTATCGCTATCATCGAAGGCATTGCGTCCTGATGTACTCCTGAAGCGTTCTCAGTGCTGTTTGGTCGCGGATAATTCCGTCCCGGACACCGAGAACGTTTCGTCCAGCAACTGGAGAGAGTTCGACGGTGGCATCATTGCCCATGCCGGAGGCGCTGGAGGTTTCGGCTGAGGATGGCACAGGGCATTTTCCTTTGACGAGCACCCTGCCACCATTATCAAGCTTGCGCCGAAGAGCATCATTTTCAGCTTTCGCATCAGCTAACTCCTTCGTGTATTTAGCATCGAGTGCATCAGCAGTACGCTGGCGCTGCTGCATGTCAGTAATGGTGGCGGCCGCCTGCTTCAGCTCACTGACTTTTTTATCTCGCTGTTCTTTGTAGGCGATGGCGTTATCACGGTAGTGATTAACAGCCCATGACAGGCAAACGATGATGCAGATAACCAGAGCGGAGATAATCGCGGTTACTCTGCTCATACCTCAATCTCTCTGACCGTTCCGCCAGCTTCTTTGAATTTTGCAATCAGACTGTCAGCCTTATGCTCGAACTGACCATAACCAGCGCCCGGCAGTGAAGCCCATATATTGCTGCAACGGTCGATAGCCTGACGGATATCACCGCGATCAATCATCGGCAAAGCGCCACGCTCCTTAATCTGCTGCAATGCAACAGCATCCTGGCTTTTAGGAGAGAAGTCTTTCAGGCCAAGCTGCTTACGGTAGGCATCCCACCAACGGGAAAGAAGTTGGTAACGTCCGGCGGCTGTTGATTTGAGTTTGGGGTTTAGCGTGGCAAGTTTGCGAGGGTGATCGGAGTAATCAGTGAATAGCTCACCACCTACAATGACGTCATAACCATGATTTCTGGTTTTCTGACGTCCGTTATCTGTTCCCTCTGACCACGCCAGCATATCGAGGAACGCCTTACGTTGATTATTGATTTCCACCATCTTCTACTCCGGCTTTTTTAGCAGCGAAGCGTTTGATAAGCGAACCAATCGAGTCAGTACCGATATAGCCGATGAACACGCTCGTTATATAAGCGAGGTTGCTACTTAGTCCGGCGAAGTCGAGAAGGTCACGAATGAACCAGGCGATGATGGCGCACATCGTTGCGTCGATTACTGTTTTTGTAAACGCACCGCCATTATATCTGCCGCGAAGGTACGCCATTGCAAACGCAAGGATTGCCCCGATGCCTTGTTCCTTTGCCGCGAGAATGGCGGCTAACAGGTCATGTTTTTCTGGCATCTTCATGTCTTACCCCCAATAAGGGGATTTGCTCTATTTAATTAGGAATAAGGTCGATTACTGATAGAACAAATCCAGGCTACTGTGTTTAGTAATCAGATTTGTTCGTGACCGATATGCACGGGCAAAACGGCAGGAGGTTGTTAGCGCAACCTCTTGCCACCCGCTTTCACGAAGCCAGCCATTGCGCTGGTTTTCTTTTATGCAAAGCACACCGCACCGTAGCCACAGCGGATAAGGTGATTATTTTTGTCTGTCTGGTATTTGGCTTGATGTGCTTTCAGAAAGGTCGTGATTAAAACGCAAAAAGCCCCGAGCTATTAACTCAGGGCTTTATTTAACGAGTGCATTTATCCATCGTTAGGTCAAATTTACCCAACTTTATTCAAAAAGTCAATATTATGCCGTTAATATGTTGCCATCCGTGGCAATCATGCTGCTAACGTGTGACCGCATTCAAGATATTGTCTGCAATTGACTCTTCCTTGTGGCATTGCACCACCAGAGCGTCATACAGCGGCTTAACAGTGCGTGACCAGGTGGGTTGAGTAAGGTTTGGGATTAGCATCGTTACAGCGCGATATGCGGCGCTTGCTGGCATCCTTGAATAGCCGACACCTTTGCATCTTCCGCATTCTTTCTCAACAACTCTCCCCCACTGCTCTGTTTTTGCTATATCAACCGCACGGCCTGTACCGTGACAATCTCTGCATCTTGCACCCGGCGTCGCGGCACTACGGCAATAATCCGCATAAGCGAATGTTGCGAGAACTTGCAGTACCTTTGCCTTAGTATTTCCTTCGAGCTTTGCCACACCACGGTATTTCCCCGATACCTTGTGTGCAAATTGCATCAGATAGTTGATAGCCTTTTGTTTGTCGTTCTGGCTGAGTTCGTGCTTACCACAGAATGCAGCCATTCCAAATCCGGCCTGTGATTGTGCCATCCCCATAGCAGCCATCACATCAGTACCGGAAAGAGAGTCAGAAGCCGTAGCCCGTGGTGAGTCGCTCATCATCGGGCTTTTTGGCGAATGAAATTTAGCTACGCTTTCGAGTCTCATGGTCTTCCCCTCTTGCCCTGTCTGACCATCAGGACGCCGTTAACTATTACGTGACGCTCACCTTTGCTGTCTCGGTTGTACTTGAGCACTGTTCCTCTTGCACAGGAAAGCATCCTCGCCACTTCGGTCTGATTGCCTCGTGTCTGGATAAGAAGCTCTGGTATCGTTTGAATTGTGGCGTTCATGCGCTCTCCAGTTCGGTGATTTTTATTCCAAGCCGTCCGCCTGGTACTTTCACACCACGAATTACGCGAATGTCATCGAATTGCTCGTCGTCTTCCGCAAATCCGGCGTGGATAAGGGAATCGAGTAAACCTTTCAGGATGTTATCGAGGTCGCGGCGGCGGGAGTCTGGAACGTCTGCGATTACTTTGATGCGGAGTCGTGATTTGGTGAAAATGTCTAACTTGAGTTGGCGGATGATTTGCTGAACGTCTTTTCGGTATTTCTGGCCTTTATCGCTGATGTAGTATTGGCTTCCCCGTCTTCGCCAGTAGGTGTTCACCGACGGCGGGTATGGAAGCACAAACTGATATTCGTTCATGGCTTAATCTTCCCCTCCTTCAGCAGTATCGCCTGCGTCCTGATTACGCCTTCGAGGTGGCAAAGTCTGGCGTCTTTGTTGTCGAGGTTATGGGTGCGTCGGTCGATTTCATCGTGACACGCGCTACAAGCCCATGCGCCGATCAGGTCGTCAGGCTTCATTCCCGTTCCGCAAATTCCAGCCATCCTGTAATGTGCCAGAACTGTAGTTTCAGGATTACCATTGCATACGCCGTAAATACGTACCTGGCATTCTCTGCCGCGTGCTTCTTTGCGTAGATTAGCCATTTACCTTCCCTCGCAATTGAAGAATTGACTGAAGGTCTTTTTTAATAAATATGCGAGTGCGAATTGAGCAGTAGTTTTCCTTCATTCTGGCGTAGTAATAGTCTTTTCTTTGCTTAAGCTTGTTGGCATCCGCTGTCATCCAGTCTTTTACAGCAAACTTAATTAACCAGCGGTGGCAGAGATACCATTTCAGGTAATCATTCATCGTCTTCTTCCTCGTACATTGAACTATTCGGATCGCTCATCAGTTCTGCGCAGCAATCGGAGCACACGTGAACTTCCAGCACATGCAGCTTCTGACCGCAGTTAGCGCACGTTAAAGCCCGCTCGACGCTTTCTTTCTGGTATTGAAGGGATTGGGATGGGCTAAGCATTATTGGCGTCCTGCATCATGAGAAAGACAATCATGGCGGCGCGGAGAGGTCTGGTATCAAATATTGGTCTTACGCCGTTTGCATCCACACACCATTCAGTTAACTGGTCTAAGATAGAAATCCTGTGTTTCTCAATAATCGGCCATGAGGCACTCGGATCATTGCAGTAGTCAGGTAAATGGTTTAATGGCTCAAAAGTTGTATCAGCGTTTCCGTAATACCATTTGTTGGTATTATTCCCTGACGTTTCCGGCTTACATGCCCAAAGGCCTTTAAAAATTATGTCTCCTACCATTCTGTTAATTTCAAAATCACTTAACTGTGAATAATCCATTGTCATTTCCTAGCACGATGTCTTAGCCACCGGATATCCCACAGGTGAGCCGTGTAGTTGAAGGTTTTTACGTCAGATTCTTTTGGGGTTGGCTTGCGTTTATTTCTGGAGCGTTTCGTTGGAAGGTATTTGCAGTTTTCGCAGATGATGTCGGTGATACTTCGTCGCTGTCGTCTCATGCCGCCCTGTCTCCCCATCGCGCTTTCCATTCGAGAGCCAGTCGCGCTTCGTCTGACCACTTAACGCCACGCTCTGTACCGAATGCCTGTATAAGCTCTAATAGCTCCGCAAATTCGCCTACACGCATCCTGCTGGTTGACTGGCCTATTACCACAAAGCCATTCCCGGCAAGGTTAGGAACAACATCCTGCTGCTTTAATGCTGCGGTAAACACACACTTCCAGCTTTCTGCATCCAGCCAGCGACCATGCCATTCAACCTGACGAGAGACGTCACCTAAGCAGGCCCATAGCTTCCTGTTTTGGTCTAAGCTGCGGTTGCGTTCCTGAATGGTTACTACGATTGGTTTGGTTGGGTCTGGAAGGATTTGCTGGATAGCTTGAATGGCGTTCTGCTGATGGATGGTGCTTCTTAGTTCAAACGTTAGTTTCCTCACCATTTACGCTCCTGTAATCGTCAAGTGCAGCTGCAATAGTCCCTATCGGGTCATGGTCTTGCCCGATAATCTCATTTACGTTTTCATCTTCTTCCACATCGAAAAAGAATCGCAGGGCTAACATGATTTCTTCGTATGCGCTCATACTCACTCCTTCACTTTGATTCCAGCGGCGCGAATCCGTCCTTCGCATTCACTAATTGCGTCGTTATAACCAAATGTGACCCCATCCTCGAAATCGGTAGAAAATGCCTCACGCTCTCTTTTTCCAGGACACTCAATCTCGATAGCTGCTCGCGATGCCTGCCACGCTTGCCAATACATCTCAACCATATTGGCGTATATTTTATTTTTAGGATCACATCCGGTGTAATTTTCAAACCATTCTTCAAACTGCTTTCTTGATTCGTCCATCGATACTTACCCTCAGTTCAACTCACAAAACGCCACGCCACTTTTGCTACGACAACAGGCATAACACCGATAATCACCCACAGGAAAATGCTACCGAAAAGCACACCCACCGGGTCTTTACCTTCGCCTACCAACCGGACAAAACTGCTGGCAACAACAATGAACGTCGCCACCATCCACATGGCACCGAGAATCCTCAATGCAGAGAAAATCAACTCAACCACGATTTACTCTCCCCCAAATAAAAAGGCCTGCGATTACCAGCAGGCCTGTTATTAGCTCAGTGATGTAGATGGTCATACGTCAGCCCCTTGTGCATATCGTCTGCCACGCGCAGCAGGTGCATTTGATGCTGTGCAAATCTGTCTGGCTTCATCCTGGTCACATGCAACAAAGTGTCCGTTACAGAACCGCTGGTAAACCGTACCAAGCGAGCCAAAACGGTTTTTCGTCACGATGATTTCAGCAAATGGCGCGGCGCTACTGCTCTCGTCATATACCGCTTCCCGATAGAGCATGATGATTGAGTCTGCGTCCTGTTCAATGCTTCCTGAATCACGCAAATCTGCGTTTGTCGGGCGTTTGTTTGGTCGCTTCTCAACATCGCGCGAAAGTTGACTTAGGGAGATAACAGGCGTTTTCAGGTCTTTCGCCATCGCCTTCAGGCTTCCGGAGATGTGAGCAATTGCGAGGTCGTTGCGGTCTGCTTTCGGCTTCTCAATCAGGCCAAGATAATCCGCCATGATGAGTGACAGGTTTGGATTTTCCTGTTTGTGCCGTTCTGCGATTGATCGTATTTCTTCGACCGATAACCGCGAGGCATCGACTACCCATACATCCAAATCTGCAAGCTGACTCATGCCGTTAGCAACACGTGCCCAGCCTTCGTCATCCATCGCTGCAGGATTTCGCAGCACACTAACCGACATCCTCCCGGCGTTGGCAATGCTTCGCTCTGCAATCTGCAATGCGCTCATTTCCATTGAGAAAATCAATACTCCGCGCCGGACGTCAGAACCAGGAATAACACGACTTGCAACGCCTTCGGCAATCTTCAGCGCCAGTTCGGTTTTCCCCATACCAGGACGAGCGGCGATTATCACCAGGTCTTCCGCGTTCATCCCTCCGGTGATGGCGTCAAGTTCTTCGATTCCGGTCTTCAGGGTATCGGACTCTTCTCCGTTCCTCAGACGCCTGTCAAGCGTGTCAGTGTAGTCAGTTATGATTTCCCCTAACCGTACAGGTTTAACCTCGTCACGGGGCTTTCTGATGGCTGAAAGACGCTTTACAAGTTCATCCATCGCCTGACTCGATGCGTCGATGGTTCCGCTCTGAATTGGTTCACGCATTTCATCCATGATTTCCAGCACCAGACGGCGGTGATAGTTATCCGCGACCATTCCGGCATATCCCTTCAGGTTTGCGGAACTCGGGCAGTTTTTGCTGGTCATCAGGATTGACGTGAAATGCTCCTCTCCGCACGCCTCGGCAACCATCAGCGCGTCGATTAGGTTTCTGTTTCGCGCCTGCTTGCGGATAACCTCGAAGGCTTTCCGGTAGAGCGGTATTGAAAACGCTTCCGGCTCAAGCGTTGCCAGAACGTCACTGGCAATTGGTGTTAATCCACCAATCAGCAGGCCACCGATAACGCTCGCTTCGATATCCTGTTTCATGCAATCCCCCTGTCTGCAAACTTCCCTTCCCGAACTCCCGTTAACGAATCTTCCCTCAGCAGGTAATCAAAATCTGCCGTCCAGCCCGTGTCGTTGTCTCCGAAGTAAAACGGCTTGGCCTGATGCACAAACGCCCTGACATACGCTCTGAAACCGTCCACGTTTGGCGTTTTCAGTTGCGGGATGATTTTCTTCAGGCGGCGTTTGCGTTTCTCGTTGACCGCAACAGCGTGTGGAAGCCTGTCACCGACTTCGGTGTTGTAGGCGTTCAGGAAGGATTCGTAGTCGATTCGTTCTGCCTTGCGACGTTCAGGTTTAACCTGCCCATCGCCTCCCCCATTGGGGGGTAGGGGGGTATTATTTATATTCTTGTTAATACCTTCTTGTTCATGATGTGCGGTTGTTTGTGCGGCTTCATGTGCGCTTTCATGTGCGGCATGTACGCTGAAAGCCGCGCCATTACTGGCTTCATCATGTGCGGCATCATGTGCGGTTGTTTGTGCGGCTTCATGCGCGGTGGAATTGTCCATTTTTTGAGCGTATTCATGGTAATTTGTGATGGTGATCACACGACCTTTTTGCTTCTCTCCATCAATGGAGATCATCCCCTCTTTCACAAAAACCTGAAGCATCCGCTCAACCTGATCACGGCTTGCCGGCTTGCCATGCCTGTCGCATAACTGAAGACCTAAATCAGCTGCTGTCACAACCAGTTGACCGGGTTGCAGATGCCATTCATGACCTTTGAAATTCGCTTTGTATGGCTTTCTGGCGGCATTCAGGAGAAGGTTTTCCCACAGGGTGCGAAGATAAACATCTTTCGCCCATGACTGTTTCAGAATGCTCCGGTACAACGGAATGTAACCAGTTTTCTGGTTCTCCATCCTGTTGCTCCTGCGCTCGTGTGCGGCGCTGAAATCGTAGATTTTTGCTGTATTGCTCATCACTACCTGCCTTGACGAAAGACCTTAAGAACATCGTTAAACTGACTTACGGATATGTCTTCTTTGATCAGCTTTTCCAGAAATGCGTTTGGAATGAACGTATATCCCTCCTCTTTTGGTAGAGACGGGAGCAACGCCCTCGCCTCAGCCTTCAGAAGCTCAGTTCTGGCAACTTTCACAAAAGAGATTTGAGTTCTTTCATCAATGGAACGAAGGAAGCGCAAACGCTTAGCTTCTTTGTGTGTATCAGGTGGATTAAAGCCTTTGTTTCGCATATAATTACCTCGTTGGATGTTATTAAAATTCCATTTGTATTTGATCAGAACGCTCGGTTGCCGCCGGGCGTTTTTTATTGGTGAGAATCGAAGCAACTTGTCGTGCCAATCGAGCCATATCGTCGTCAACGACGCCCCATTCAAGAACAGCAAGCAGCATTGAGAACTTTGGAATCCAGTCCCTCTTCCACCTGCTGATCTGCGACTTATCAACTCCCACAGCTTCCGCTGTCTTCTCAGTTCCAAGCATTGCGATTTTGTTAAGCAACGCACTCTCGATTCTTAGAGCCTCGTTGCGTTTGTTTGCACGAACCATATGTAAGTATTTCCTTAACAAATAAGAAGTTATGCGCATCAACTTATGCGCGTTGTATTCCCGCATTTCGGCGGGAATGAGGACCATGACTGTTAAAGAGCAATTTGCTTATGCCGCTTTGCGGTAAGCGCTTTCTTGATACTTCAGGGCGCCAGCTGTAACGACTTCCAGTCGATAGGCGTCTTTCTCTGGGATGACTTCCTTCCACTGAGAGACTGCTGCGTCGCTAATGCCTAACGCTTTAGCTACAGCACGCTGGGTTCCGAAGTGGTCGATAACATCTTTCTTGTACATAGACTCGCTCCGAAATCAAAGAACACTTAAATTATCCACTAAAGGAATCTTAAGTCAAGTTTATTTAAGATGTCTTAACTATGAAAACTCAATTGATGGGAGAGCGCATTCGCGCTCGGAGAAAAGAACTCAAGATCAGGCAGGCCGCACTTGGAAAGATGGTCGGCGTGTCTAATGTTGCCATATCTCAGTGGGAACGCTCTGAGACAGAGCCAAATGGAGAGAATCTTCTCGCCCTGGCTAATGCGTTGAAGTGTTCCCCTGACTATCTGATGAAAGGAGAGGAAAGTCTTTCAAACATTGCCTATCACAGTAGGCATGATCCAAGAGGGTCATACCCTCTGATTAGCTGGGTGAGCGCAGGATGCTGGATGGAAGCTGTAGAACCATATCATAAGCGTGCAATAGATAACTGGTACGATACAACCGTAGACTGTTCAGAAGATTCGTTTTGGTTGGACGTGAAGGGAGACTCAATGACGGCTCCGGCCGGTCTCAGTATCCCTGAAGGAATGATAATACTCGTCGATCCTGAAGTAGAGCCGCGTAACGGGAAACTGGTAGTTGCAAAGCTCGAAGGAGAAAACGAGGCAACTTTCAAGAAGTTAGTTATTGATGCAGGCAGGAAGTTTCTAAAACCACTTAACCCACAATATCCGATGATCGAGATCAACGGAAACTGCAAAATCATCGGCGTAGTTGTCGATGCAAAACTAGCAAACCTTCCATAAGGGGGGCATTCGCCCCTTTTTTTTATTTCCTTTAAAAATCAAAGCCAAACTTAAGTTACGAAAGAAAATTTAAGTTTTCTTCAAAAATACTCTTGACCATTAATTAAAGAGATCTTAAATTTAAGCCATCAGCAGGACGCTGGTAGCCAAACGGAACAGATTGGCAGGCTCTTTAACATTGATGGGATTGTCCCGCCGAAATGCGGGAACCAAAGAGTAGTTGGCTTTGGGGTGACGTGAAGTGCAGCTGCACGACGGCAACTGGAAGATAAGCACCCGGCGCGTCACCGCCAAAGTCAATCATCGGAGGTCAACATGACAGTAGTCATTACATATCTGGCTGACGATAACGCCAGAAATCGCCGCAGAGCACGCAGACAGGCTCAACGTGAACAGGCAATGCAAGAGCAGCGACTGGCGCGAAAAATTGCGCTAAAGCTCTCTGGTTGCGTCAGAGCAGATAAAGCAGCATCACTCGGAAGCCTTCGCTGTAAGAAAGCAGAAGAAGTCGAGCATAAACAGAACCGTATTTACTACCGCAAGCCACGCAGTGAAATGGGTGTGACTTGTGTTGGTCGCCAGAAAATAAAATTAGGCAGCAAACCACTTATTTGAGAGGAATTAATATGTCATCAATCCGCTTAACTACGAGAATGAAAGAGGAAATCGCTCGTAACGCTTTAATTAAGTCTGGGGTTTTCACTGAACTTGAAGAAGTAACAAAGTTAAAGAACCAGCTTGCACTTGACGCCAGAGTTATTGCGTTTGGCGGTAAAAAGAAAACTGAGGAAGTGGATCAGTTATCATCCAAGTTGGTAGCTATAAGTGAAGAACTTGAAAAGATGGGATGTTCATTTTACTCATACGATGTTAGTTCTACTTCAATTTATCTGACTGTATCTGGCAGAAGGGTTGGATGGCATTCATATGGGAAAGACGGCAACGGCGAAGATATATTGCTCCCTACTCCGACCAAAGATAAATGCATGTTTAGCGCAGAACACGAAATAACAAAAAGGTTTGATGAAATCTGCGCATTGCAACAAAAACTTGAAGCCAAGAAAAAGGATATCGAATCAAATGTATGGGCTGCTTTGAACTCAGTCACAACAGTTAAGCGACTTATTGAAGTTTGGCCTGAAAGCAAAGAATTGCTACCAAAAGAAGCAGATAAAGCAAGTACAGCACTTCCTGCTTTACGGGTAGAAGATTTGAATAAGATGATTGGACTTCCTTCCGAGGCCGCATAGTCGGCCTTTATTTTTGGCACTAACAACAGAATAAACACTGCACTGTGTATTCATTCCAACGAGTGAATACACGGAGCAATGTCGCTCGTAACTAAACAGGAGCCGACTTGTTCTGATTATTGGAAATCTTCTTTGCCCTCCAGTGTGAGGGCCTTTTTATATGCATACCAATAACGCTTCACTCGAGGCGTTTTTCGTTATGTATAAATAAGGAGCACACCATGCAATATGCCATTGCAGGGTGGCCTGTTGCTGGCTGCCCTTCCGAATCTTTACTTGAACGAATCACCAGTAAATTACGTGACGGATGGAAAAGAGTTGAGGTCTTATTATGCGCAATGAAATAGCCATTAATCACCAGATGCTTCGTGCTGCACAGAACAAAGCAGTAATAGCCAGATTTATTGGTGATTCAAAAATGTGGCTTGAAGCAAATAAAGCGATGAAATCAGCTATCAACCTTCCGTGGTATCGCAGGAAATGAGTTTTACAGATAACTGGTCAGACGAAGAATTCATTCGTCAGATGAACAAAATGCTCAATCAGCACAAAGAACAGGAGAAAGATGATGATTCTGACTCTGAATGATAAGCGTGAAATATCGCAAATAATCGCAAGTTTTACTGATGAAGATTACGAGCGAATCAACAGTGAAGTTGTTCGCCTCTGCAAACGTTGCGACCCAATAAGCGAAATGCTTCGCTCATATAAACCAGATGAACACACTAAGGACGCTATCGACTGGCTGGAAGATGATGATTGTAACTATCAGGAAAAAGCCGCTGAATGGTTCTGGGATGCAATAACCGAAAGAGTTAAGGCTGAATATGCCTTCGCAATATTCAAACGCAGACACATTTATGGAGAAGCAGCATGAGCAATATCGTTGAATTCGTTAAACAGCAGGAGCAGTTATTCTGCGGAGCATTGACTGAACAGACGGTGACATGGGCTAAGGAAAGCCAGTTTGCAATTCAGTATTTCCAGAAAAATGATTACCTGGCTAAAACAGCACTGGCAAATCCAACCAGCGCACAGAACGCCATCATCAATGTTGCGGCGATCGGCATCACCTTAAACCCTGCAAGCAAACTGGCTTATCTGGTTCCGCGCGATGGCATGGTTTGCCTTGATATCAGCTATATGGGATTGCTCCATATTGCAATGGAGTCTGGTGTTATCTCATGGGGTCAGGCAAAACTTGTTCATGCTAACGATACCTATGAGTCAAACGGGCTTGATAAAGCACCAACCCATAAATACAACGCCTTCGGTGATCGTGGTGATATCGTTGGCGTTTACTGCACAGTTAAGACGCCAGCAGGTGATTATCTAACGGAAGAGATGAGTCTGGCTGAAATTGAGGCTGTAAGGAAAACAAGCAAGGCAGCATTCAGCGATAAAGGACCATGGGTAAATCACTGGAATGAGATGGCGCGAAAGACGGTCGTAAAGCGTGCAAGCAAGTATTGGCCTAAGGCATCACGTCTTGATAGTGCTATTCACGTACTAAACGAAGAAGAAGGTGTGTGGACTGAACCAGTTATGCCGCATAAATCAGAGGAAGATATCCGCGAAGATGAACGGAAACGCCAGCAGGAAATAACGGAAAAAGCACAACTTCTTTGTGATGAAATGGCTCAGGCTGAAAACATGGATGATTTGAAGAGATATTTTGCAGAAGCATATCGCCTGACATCTGGAATGAAATTGCAGCAGAACGTACAAGCCATTTACATAGAATGCAAAGCGAAACTGGAGGTTGCCAGTGAGCAAACTATATGAAATTGCCAATGAATACGCAAAATTGATGGATTCAGATTTAGAACCAGAGATGATTGCTGACACAATAGAAGGCATGGAAGGAGAATTTACCGATAAAATAGAACAACTTCTTTCCGTCATTAAAAATGAATCTGGTTATGCCGAACGCCTCAAGGAAGAGGCAAAGTCACTGAATGAGCGAGCCGCAGTAATTCAAAATAAGATTGACAGCATCAAATCATATATAGCGTCATCGCTTGAAATGGTTGGCAAGAAAAATATTCGAGCAGGTATTCACCAGGTAACAATCCGCAAACCGTCAGAAATTGTAGAAATAATCGACTCAAGCGCCCTTCCTCCTGAATACGTTGAGTTTGAAACGACAATTAAAGCCGACAAACTGGCAATCAAGCACCAACTAAAAGCAGGAATAAATATTCCCGGTGCTCAACTCAAGGTTGGGAAACCTTCACTTCTTATCAAATAACGGTATCGCCTATGAAAAAGACTCCATGGGAGAAATGGGAAGTCGATTTCTTGCGCGAAGTATCGGCGACAATGCCAGTTGAAGTTATTGCTGAAAAACTGGAAAGGACTGAAAAAGCAGTTATGGCGAAAGCAACAAGGATTGGCGCTGACATTGTTAGCCGACTTCGTGGAAGACGCTGGACAAGAGCAGAAGTATCACTTTTCGGTAAGTTCTCCGCAGAAGAAATAGCAATTGCAACCTGCCGCTCAATTTATTCAGTAAGGGCTATGCGATACAAGCTAAAAAAACTCGATGAAGAAAGAGCAGGCATACGAATAAATTAACATGGAATAATTAACAATGAAGCTAAACATCGACCTCGGCAAATACGTTATCACCGGAACCAAACACGATCTGATTCTTAGCGAAAGAGGAATTATCAAAGAAGGCGAGAATGCAGGGAAAGAAACACTAAGTCGTATCGGTTATTACAGCAAGTTTGAGCATCTGGTTAAAGAGTTATGCAACCGTGAAATCCTGTTATCTCAGGCGCAGACGCTACAGGATATTCAGCAGCATATCGAGACTTTAGGTGTGTCACTTAGCATGGCTATTGACCAGTTCGTTGAGAGTAAATCATGAGAGGACTTGCATACAATCCCGGCATTCTTCCGGCAGAAATGATTATTCGCCAACGCGTAAAGCCAATGCCATCGAGAGAGGAATTACTTAAGCAAAACTCGTTTCCATCAGTGAATCAAAACAAATATCTGAATGCGATGTGGCGGAGTGGGAAGAAATGAAACAAATGTCACTAATTGAGATGGATGGTTTTCTGAAAGGTAAATGCATCCCACGAGATTTAAAGGTTAACGAAACAAACGCTGAATATCTGGTGCGTAAATTTGCTGAAGCGGAGGCCAAGATTTCGGCTCTGTCCGAAGACCACCAGAAAGCGATTGAGTCAATTAAGCAGGCTGATGCAGCTGTTAAGTTGGCACACGAGAAGTTTTCGGCGCTGGCGGCGGAGAATGCGGCAATGCATGAAGCTATTGAAGCCGTTCGGAGTGTTGCGGATAACTCCAGTGGAATTGCCGGATGGCATTTGAATGGCGATATCGCCACATGGGAAGAGATTCTTCCTGAAATTAACGATATCGAAACCCCAGCCACCGACTCTTTCCTGTCGGAACTGCGGGCACAGGGCGTGGATGCTGCTATAGAAGCTGCAAAAAATCTGGTGGCCCAAGAATATGAGTATAAGGATTTCAAAGCGGCGCAGAGTGATTGCTGTATGCACCCTGGT